GAACTACGCGCGGCTGATCGAGAACCCGGACAACCACCACGACGTGGTCATCGACCGGCACGCGGTGGCCGCCGCGGTCGGGCACGTGGGCAGTTCCGGCACGCCCTACAACCAGGTCGCCGGGCCGATGGAGAACGCCAACAAGAAGGGCGGCGGCAAGATCTACGACCGGGTCGCCGACGCCTACCGGCAGGCCACCCACCAGCTCAACACCGCCCCCGAGCACGAGCCGCTGCGCCAGCACCTGCACAAGTCCGGGCTGCTGGGTGAGGGCGAGCAGATCAAGCCGCACCACACCCAGGCGCTGGCCTGGATCGTGCAGAAGAACATCAGCGACGAGCACGCCCGCAACGACATGTCCGACGCGAACCAGAAGAACATCGACGCCTGGCAGAACCACTACACCAGCCGCTACGGCACCAACGCCCACCAGCCGGTCAGTGGCAAGGGCTTCTACGGCATGGAGCCGACCAAGCCCGGCGAGCAGAAGGCCGCCGCGCGCTCGCGGCCGTGGGTGCCCACCCTGGCCCAGCTGTCCACCTTCAACGCCGCGCTGCGGGCGATGGCCTACGGCGAGACCAAGGCGCCGCAGGACGTCGACACGCTGCGCGACGAGCGGTGCGCGATCTGCGGCAACGACACGGCCTACGACGGCCGCGAATGCTTGGTGTGCGGGTACCTCGCACCACCCAAGGCGCTCGGCGACCCTGACGTGGACAAGGCCAAGCGGCTCGACGAGTTGAAGCAGTCGGTCGATGATGCCCTGCTGGACGTCGATCCCTCCCGTCAGGGCGCCGAGTTCGACCCGGGCGACACCGACGCGATCCAAGCCGAGGAGCTGGAGCCGAGCGCGCCCAGTGCGCTGGCCTGCCCGCAGTGCGGCACCGAGTTCCCGTCCGCGCCGCCCACCTCCGAGGACGCCGAGCCCGGCATGGAGCAGGAGGGGCCCGCGGAGGGCGATGTGTGCCCCGCCTGCGGCCAGGGAGTGCTGGAGGCCACCGGGGAGCCCGAGGACGTCGGCGGGGCCGAGGAGGGCGACCTGGAGCCCGGCGAGGACGCCCAGGACGAGGCGCAGGACGACGCCGAGGGCGGGCTGCCCGGCGAGCAGGACCCCGATGACCCGGACGGCGCCGACGAGGCCGAGGACCCCGATGCCGATGCGGACGCCGCAGACGAAGACCCCGACGCGGACGACGAGGACCAGGACTTGAAGAAGAAGCGTCCTGTGCCCCGGCGTGCCGCGACCTCGAAGTACCAGCGAACACCGAAGGGGATCGAGATGCAGAAGGCACTGGCCGCGCTGGCCGAGCTGCAGGCCTTGGTCGAGTACCAGCAGCACGAGCACCGCAAGCTGGCCGCCCGACTGGCCGCCAAGGACAGCCAGATCCAGCGGCTGACCTATGGCCTGCAGGCGATCGCCCAGCACCTGGGTCCGGACGTGGACACCATCGTGCGCACCGCGATGCTGCGCAAGCGCGCCGACGAGCAGAACCCGGCCCAGCCGATCCCCGAGCCCGCCCCGGAGCCGCCGACCGAGTCCACGGTGCAGGCCGAGACGCCCGAGGCGACCGCGGACGTCAACCAGCCGGGCATGGTCCCTGGCTCGACCCAGGACGTGGCGGCCGACGCGGTTTCCACCGCCTACACGCCGGGCCAGGACATCGGCGCGCCGCCGGTGCGCAACCTGGTCGACGTCACCCGCCCGGTGGACGGCACCCAGGGCCCGCGCCCGCTGTCCGAGACCAAGACCAACGTCGACGTGCGGGTCGGCAACCCGATGAACCCGCAGACCGCCTTCCCGCTCGGCGCCGCCTTCCCGGCCCAGCGCACCGGCTCGCTGCAGCAGCAGGGTCACGAGGAGACCGGCGACCTCAAGACCATGGCCTCGATCCGGCTGGCCCGGCTGCGCATCGCCACCGGCGAGCAGGGCGACGACCTGGCCATGGGCCAGAAGATCGCTTCGGAAATGGAAATCGGCGAGATCAACGCCGAGATCAACACGCTGAACCAGGTGCTCAAGCGCAGCGCCGCCCGCAACGGTGCCCAGCAGGCCCCGCCGCGCGGTGCGGTGCCGCGTCCGGCGGCCGGTGTGCAGCGCACCGTGCCGAGCCTGGGGGCCACCGCGTCGCGCCGCGTCACGGCCGCTCCCGACGACGATGCCGACCTCGCCTTGCTCTTCTTGGGCGACGGGGCACTGTCCAGCTGACCGCGACAACAGCCAAGCAATAGCACAGCCCTTCTGAGCCCTCGAAAGGACGCGCGGAGATGCTTCGTACCCCGCTCAACCTCAACTACATGAAGCGGACCATCCGCCCCCTGTACGCCAACACCCAGGCGACTCCCAAGGGCATGTTCCTCGACCCGGCGTGGGCCTACGGCGTGGACATCTACCCGGGCATGGCCGTGCAGAAGCTGGCGGGCAACGTGGTCACCCTGCTCGGCGGCAACTCCGCCGGTGCGGCTGGCTCGGTCGCCTACGGCCTGTCGGACTTCTTCGAGGCGCCCAAGCTCGGCATCCGGCAGATCACCGACTCGGGCATCAACGCCTGCGCGGTGTGGGTGATGGACGCCGACGCGGAGTTCCAGGTGCTCGCGCCCGCCTTCGACGCGGCCCAGACCTGGACCGACCCGAGCGCAGGCACCGGCGGCCCGGCGACGCTGGTCTGCGCCTACACCGCGGGCCCGCTGCAGGGCGCGCTGCACCCGGCCGGGATCACCGGCGCCGGTGGCAACACCGCCGGTACCGCCCCGATCGCCCGTCTGCTTTCGGTGAACAACATCTCGGTCATCGGCGGCACCGCCGGGCAGACCGTGCTCGGTTCGATCACGATCGGCGGCCTGCAGGCCCGTACGGCCTAAGTGCCACGACCCGGACCATCGTCTAGTCCGAGAATCAGGAGAGAACAATGCCGCAGCTGATGGTCCCGCAGGGCGTCCAGGCGCCGATGAAGTCGGATGACTACGTCGCGCAGATCATGGCCCGCCATCAGGGCAAGACCGCGTCCCACAACCAGAAGCTGCAGGCCATCGCCCGCGTGCTCTCTGACGAGGTGTCTGGGTTCAAGCGCCTCGGCGTGGGCATGATCGGCCCGATCCAGCTCAAGCTCCGCTACCAGGGCATCACCCGCAACGTGCTGGTCGAGGACCCGGTCACGCCGGGCACCCCGGTCGAGTACGACGTGTGGGACGACCTCGGCCAGGCCTACCTGCTCTCGGGCAACGACGGCGAAGTCGACATCACGATCTTCGAGGGCAAGCGCGTCCGGATCGACTTCTACCGCATCGCCTCGCAGGCTCAGATCCGCAAGGAAGATCTGATGTACCTGCGCATCAACGCGGTCGAGCAGGCCCAGGACGAGACCAAGCAGTCGATCCTCAAGCAGGAGGACTCGCGCTTGATGATCGTCCTGCAGGCGGCGTTGACGAACTACGCCTCCCGCCCGGACCACGTCATCACGCCGAACCACACCGTCACCGAGACCTCCGGCGGGTACCTGCCCGCCAGCTTCTACCAGGCGGTCGCGCAGACCGACATGCACGAGCTGGTCTCGGCCCGCATGCTGGTCAACCCGATGGACTATCGGGACTTCTTCAAGTGGGACATCAACACCACCGGCTGGGCCTTCAAGGACCGCGTGGTCGCCGGTGAGACGATCACCAGCTTCGGCGAGTTCCAGGTCCAGCGTTCGATCATGGTCCCGCTCAAGAACCTCTACCTGCTGCCGGAGCCGAACTTCCTCGGCGTCTTCCCGGTGCTCTACTCCCTCGACGTCGAGGAGAACCACCAGGTCGCCCGCTTCCTGCGCGGCTGGGTCTTCGACGAGATGGTGTGCCAGGTCGTGCTGAACCCCCGCGGCATCGCGCTGGTGCAGAAGAGCTGACCATCCCCGTACGCCGCAGGGCCGTCTACCTCAACGTGGCGGCCCTGCGTGCTGTCCGGGCTCAGACCGGCCGGTCGTACTGCGGCGCATCCATGGCGCGCAGCGCGGCCATGTAGTCGTGCGCACGCCACTCGTCACCGGCGTCGAAGCTGAAGGCGCCCTGGTAGAGGATCACGTACCCGGCCCGGGTGAAGTCGAGCACCGGCACCCGGTCCAGCGCGTCGTCGGCCTCGGTCAGCGGCGCCCGCGGCGGGACGTAGGGCGGCACGACCGGCGGGACCGGCGGCAGGGGCTGCGGTGGCGGCAGTGTCGGCAACGGCGGCAGCGGTGGCATCGGCGGCAACGTCGGCGGGGGTATCGGCGTCGGCAGCGGCGGGTTCGACGGAGGTGAGGACGGCTTCGGTTTCCACCACGCCATCTCGATCTCCCTCACGTCGTTTGACGTG